GGCTGGCGCTGTAGGCTCTGTGGTCGAAGGAACACACTGCATGTTCACCACATCGTTTTTCGCTCCCGTAAAGGCAGCACCGACGATGCCAGCAACCTCATTACTCTTTGTCTACGAGATCACGAATTAGTTCATTCTCACAAACGCATGATCGTGGGCAACGCAAATGGGATTGTAATTTTTTCTTGGATAAAGGACGGAGTTGTGGTACACTCGGTCCATATATGAAGCTGAGGCTCACAATCATTGCCTTCATCATCTTACTTGGTGCGCCCTCCAAGTCTGATACGAAGGAATACTTTCCTCCGCCGCCTTACACTGTTAGCCGAGCAAGTTGGTACGGGCAAGAATTTCAAGGCAACGAAACTGCGAACGGGGAACACTTCAACCGTAACGTGACGACTGCCGCGAATCTGACACTGCCATTCGGTACTATAATTCGTGTTACGAATCTTGGAAATGGCAAAAGCGTTAACCTGCGCATCAATGATCGTGGTCCTTACGTAGCCCGAAGGATGCTCGACATTTCTCAGGCCGCAGCAAAGAAGCTAGACTTTGTAGACGCTGGCCTCGCATGGGTCAGAGTAGAAATCCTCAGCTATCCCAAACCTTACAAGAGACATTGATGAAACTGCGTCCGTACCAAGTCGATGCCCTCCAAGCGATCACTAACAAATGGTATTTAGGCGTGAAGCGTCAATTGGTTACCATGCCTACCGGCGTCGGTAAGACTGTAGTTTTTGCGAATCTTCCCCGACTGATACCAAATAAGCGTATGTTAGTTCTAGTGCATAGGGAGGAGCTTGCGCAGCAGGCCGCAGACAAGATCAAGAAATGGAATCCTGAATTGTCAGTGGCAATTGAGATGGGTTATCTGCGCGACGACAACAATTCGCAGATTGTAGTCGGTAGCGTGCCCACACTCAGCCGGGCGAATTCAAACCGCTTGCAAGCACTGAGGCCGGAAGACTTTGGAATCATAGTCACAGACGAGGCTCATCATGCAATCGCAGACAGTTACCAAACCATTTACCAGTACTTCGGAGTGCTGGCCGACACGAGCCACATCCTACATGTTGGAGTTACCGCTACGCCTAATCGTGCGGATGGAAAGGGCCTTGCCGAAGTGTTTTCAGAGGTCACTTACCAGATGGGCATTCTCGATGCCATCAAACAAGGGTGGCTCGTCAACCTCCGAGGCTACAAGATTACAACAGATCAATCGCTGGATGGAGTACATACCCGCGCTGGCGACTTTGCTACAGATGAATTGGAAAATGCTGTTAACAACTCTCAGCGGAATGAGCTTGTCGTCAAGCACTGGCTCGAAAAAGCGCAAGGACGACCTACCTTGGTTTTCTGCGTCGGAATTAGCCATTCTCAACAAATGGCGGCTGTTTTCCAAGCCCATGGAATCGCGGCGGCTGCCGTATGGGGAGAGGATGTCAACCGGGCCTTTAAACTTATGGCGCTGCGAAATGGAACCATTAAAGTTCTATGCAACTGCGCCGTCCTCACCGAAGGATACGACGATTGGCACATCGGCTGCATCGTCATGGCCCGGCCAACCAAGTCCCAACTCCTCTACGTCCAATGCACAGGCCGGGGCACGCGCATCCCGGACGGTCTCAATAATCTGCTTGAAGCCAGAGCCGACAATACGCCTATTAAAAAGGAAGACTGCATCTTACTGGACGTTGTGGACGCCACTACGAAGCACTCGCTCATCACAGTCCCCAAACTCTTCGGTATGTCGGAACGCATGGACATGCAAGGGCGGACAGTAACAGCGGCGCTGGACTATTTCAACAAGGTTCAAGAAGAGCATCCGAACGCCAACCTGAAAGACGCACAAGACCTGTTGAAGCTCAGAAGCTACGCGGTAAGCGTCGATTTGTTTTCTTTCAAATGGGCAGAAGAAATTCTTGGAGCATCAAAGTTACGGTGGCATAAGTCTACAGACGGCCATTACATGCTATATTTGAAAAGCGGTAGGCTAGATGTGTATGAAGACCTTGTACAGAAATGGCATGTAAGTGGGCAATTGGGCGAAAAAATAAATCATGTTGACGAACATAACATCAATGATTTGCCAGAAGCTCTCCGAATCGCTGAAGAATTTGTAAGATTGCTTTGCCCCGAAGAAATGACACTGGTGAGACGAGAGGCGCGTTGGCATAAAGATGAAGCTACGCTTGCACAACTTAGACTTTTACGGAGATTTAGAATACCTATTCCACAAGGGATAACTAAAGGAATGGCTCAAATTGCTCTTTCAAAAGTTTTAAGAAAGTCTTGACTTGAGCAAGGGGTTGTGTTATCCTGTAGGTAGATCAGATGGTGGAGGCCGTGAGGCCCCTTGGTACTGGCAGTAGCCCGGCGTTCTGGTCCGCCGAGAGCTATTATAAAGTACGCTCATAAACAGGCCGTATGACTATACAACGACACGAGAGTTCGATTCTCTCTACCTCCACCATACGGGGGTATAATGGCATCGACCGGGGTAAGAGGAAACGGCGCTTATTTGAGCCGGGAGTGGGAGACTTCCGAAATCAACTCTCAAAACTAACTGCGAAAAACACGAAGGTGCTTTACGCAAATGCGTAGTTTGCATACAAGGATGGGGAGTCGAAGGACTCCCCTACCGAGTTTAATGGACGGCGTTCACCGCCTCCGCAGGTCCACCATAATCAGCCATACCCTAGTTGTTAGGCAAGTTCTTAGACGTGTGTTGCAAAGCAAGGCGTATACAGACAACATCGTGCCATGACCGTAGGGAAATTATGGCTGATTATTGTGGGCCTGTTACGGTTTCGACGGGCAAGATTGGGGTGTATGCTTCGTCACGCCGACGCGGAGCCGGGTGGGGCCGGGTAACACCGGCCTCTACTGGTAAAGAAGGGGGTCCAATGGCGCTGCTAGGTCTTGATGCAAAGCAAGTGGCGGTAATGAACAGCTTGGAACGCTGGAACTACTTTACTTCGTATGCCTCGCGTCTTGAGGATGCTCCGCCGAAAGGCCCACACTACGCTATCCGCATCGGCTCGCACACGATCTACGCCAACGAGACCGATGAGCTTAGGGAAAAATTCGAGATCATGTGCCGGAAGCTCCGGCGCAAACTCGGGCTGAGGATAAACAAATGAGCCACTGGTTGAACGTATTTACGGTCGGAAGCCTATACCTTTTTCTCGCAACAATCGCTACCATCGGAGCGCCGGGCCAACATTTTGAATGGAGCACAGTACGAACAATGCGACAAAGACGGGAACCATACAGTACAGTCTGGAAACGAAACCATTCATCTTTGCGATGAACACTTTGAAAACCAAGGAGCGTAATGCCTTACGAAGAACCAATGCCGGTCGAAGAATCTCAGGCGCTAGTCTACGTGAAGTCGAAGGGCTGGCCTCACAAGCTGTGCTCGAATGACTCACAGATTCTAACTGATTGCCCGCTGTGCGGGAAAGAGCAGCACTTCTACGTCAGCACGGACCCGAAGGTCAACGCCAACCACCCGGAAAACCAGCCGGACTATCTTTTCGACTGCAAAGTATGCGGACGGTCAGGAACGCTAAAAAGCCTCAAGAAAGAGCTAGGCGATGCGACTATCCCCGGCGTAGAAATTCGCTCCATGCTTGACGCCGTTCCAAGAGAAACGCTGCCTCTGCCTCCGCTGGAAGAGTGTCATCAACGCCTGCTGAATGACGCCGAGGCATTCCGCTACGTCACGGAGCGCGGCTTCTCATTGGACGTTATCAAGCGTATGAAGCTCGGCCTTCTGCTAGGCGTAAACAATGAAGCCCGGCGCTGGCTAGTCTATCCGTACATCAATGCCGGAAACTACCAGTACGCCAAGATGCGTGCCTTGCATAGGCTCGAAACACGCCCGGACGGTAGCAAGGAACCACGATTCCTTGGCTCCAAAGGCCGCGAAAATCCGATCTACCACGCCGATGTAATTCACTCCGACACCACGGAGCTAATCCTCGTCGAGGGAGAGGCCGATTGCATTTCACTCATGAGCCTTGGCTACGACAATGTACTTGGTGTGCCCGGCGCGAACATGAAGAAAGCTACGTGGATTGACCGGCTAGACGTATGGTGGGACCAGCGGGCATTAGCGCCGGACCCACATCGTCAAATCTACATCTTGTACGACTCTGACAAGGCCGGGCAGGACGCCGCCGCAGAAATCATCAAGCGCATCGGAATCGAGAAATGCCTGCTGATTAAACTACCCGCCTTCAAACGCAAAGATGGGCAGGACGGCAAGGACCTTGGCGAATGGATTCAGGCCGGGCATACCGCCGAAGACTTCGCACAGTTGAAGAGCGAAGCAAAGCCGCTGGAAGTGCCGGGCGTCTCTGATATGTTCACGGCGCTGGACGAGATCGACGCCGAGATTGACAAGCGTGGGACCAGTGATGCGCCGATTGATACGCCGTGGAAATCGCTGGACATCGTGCTCGGGGGAAATGAGTACGGCGACGTATGCGGAGTCATTGCGGAGGGCAAGGTCGGTAAGACTACGTTCTGCATGAACTGGTTCGACTACCTCACAGTGAAGCTAAATCAGCCGGGATTATTCTTGTGCTTCGAGATGCCGCCGCGTCGCATCGCTCGTAAATGGGTTTGCCACGTAACACAGACCGATGACACACCGGGGCGAAGCCAGTACACGAAAGAGACAACCGAAAAGGCTAGAGAAGTCTTGCGCCAAAGAACGGCAGACCTGCTGCTTGGAAAGACTAACCCGCAGGACACCGAAAAAGTTTTTGACCTAATCCGGCAAGCCGTCCGCCGATACGGAATCAAGTTCATGGTGCTGGACAACCTTCAGTTGATGTGCAAAAGCATCCAACATCAAGCCCAAGAAATCTCCAACCTCAGTGCCCGCATCAAGGCTACTGCCATGGAACTTGGGCTGTTCATCGTTCTAGTCATTCAACCACGCCGACCCGAGGCCAATGAGATCGTCGCTAGCCGACACGCCTCTGGCTCCGCCGCAATCGAAAAGAACGTTGATGCTATGATCTGCCTGCATCGCAACCGCGTCGGCGTTATTAAGGCAAATGAGTTTGAAGGATTTGTCGAGGAGGAACAGAACTTTGGGCCATACATGCTAGCCCGCGTAGACTTGAGCCGGTACTCTCCGGGAGGAGCTACGACACTATTCATGGAAGGGGGTACGTCCACAGTCCGTGAAGTGAAGCCGGAGGAAATGCGTCAACGTGATAGCGTTCCTTCGATTGGCTCCGCCGTCCCGGTCGAGCCGCAAGTACAGGACAAATCTATATGAGGACTCAACCAATGCCAGAACGCCGTAGGCTGCCCAATGAGCGTCAAGCCATCACTCACAAGATGGACATTGCCGGTCACGAAGGCTACATCACTGTAGGTCTATACGAAGACGGAACTCCCGGTGAACTTTTCATTAACATGTCCAAAGAAGGTTCAACAATCTCAGGCGTGATGGACTGTTTTGCCATTGTTGCTTCTCTTGCGCTGCAATACGGTGTGCCGCTGGAAGACTTGTGCAGCAAGCTCGCTCACACACGGTTCGAGCCTAGCGGATGGACGAAAAATCAAGATATAAAATTTGCTAAAAGTCCCATGGACTATGTTGGGCGATGGCTTATTTCTAAATTCCTTAAGCCCCCATCACAACAACAAGAAAATAAAAAGGCTGTGCCCCCGTCGTCAAACGAATCTGCCGGAGCCATGCTTATCTCCGCTGAGCACCCTGAAGGCGTCACCATTTCTACACAAACTACAGACGCGCCAGCCTGCAAAGATTGCGGGGCCATCACCGTTCGCAACGGAGCGTGTTACGTTTGCATGAATTGGACGGAGGGTTGTTCATGAAAACATCAAGTTGCAAAGCAAAAGGCCGTAGGCTACAGAAACGAGTAGCCTTCGATCTTTTACAGCTTGTGAAGAATCTTGGCCTAGTGGCTGATGACATCGTATCACGGCCAATGGCTACGCAAGGCGGAGAAGGCTTTTCCGACATCATGCTCAGCCCGGCGGCTCGTAAGATATTGCCATTCAATATAGAATGCAAAAACGTCGAGCATCTAAACGTCGCCAAGACGTTTCAGGATTATAAAGAGGTCTACCAAAACAGTGCTTTCATGCTCCTTCTCATTCACTCTCGCAATAAGACGGAGCCGATGGTCACGATGAACTGGATAGACTTTCTGAGGCTGCTACAATGCGTGATCTTTCCAACCTCACCGTCGAGTCCAAACGGAGCGACTGGCGTAGTCATTCAGACAGGAGACCCCAATGAAGCGTCTGCGTAAACACAAAGACAAGCCTAAGCCAAAAAAGCCGACGCCAGTGCGTTCGTACTGGCAAAGCGTGTTTGAAGGTGTATTCTTTCCTTATCAGGAATCCTTGCGTATATCAGGATGCGTGCCGTCGATCAACCCCGGTCGCAATCCGGGAGAGTCGCCAGCTACCCGCGCTGAGGGAAGAATCAAACCAACGCAAAGTGATTTCATCACGGACGTTGACCTCACCGTAAAACACACGTTGCCTCCGCACCACCGCCGGTTATTTTATCACCTAGTAGATACCGTGCGCGTTTCCATTCCAGAAACGCAGAAGTACGTCTTTCTGATTGACCGGCTAGGAGAAGCCTTCAAGCGCCGGGGCATCTACCCAATCAAGGACTACTTTAGCGAGACCTACAACAGGCCGGAAAGGACGACCCGCAATGGCTCTTCCTGAGTTTCGTGTTGACAAGCACGGCCAGCTTCACATCATCACCCCCGGACCTGACCATGCACAATATGGGGATTTGTCTGAAGAAATCTTTTCTTTTAAAAAAACACAAGAATTAGCAAAACTGCTTTTCCAAACAGCCTGCGAATACTACGCCTACGAAGTCAAGATCATGCGAGCGCAGAACGTTCGTGAAGAAGCAATACGAGATTTTGTAACATCTCTCGTTAAAGACCTTTTGAAACCGGAGAAAAAGAAACATGAGCGACGTACCTGTCGAAACACCGCAAACCAAACAGGACAAGCTGAAAGCAGCCAGTCAAGTTTTTGGGAAAGTTGAAGAGAAGTACGGCAAGGGAGCGATCTTCTCTATGGCCAGACAACTAGGCATACCGATGCCGCATATACCTACCGGCATTTGGAGCGTCGATCACGATCTTCTCGGTATAGGCGGAGTACCCCGAGGACGCATCATCGAAATCTTCGGACCAGAAGCCAGCGGCAAGACCACCCTCGCGCTGCACATTGTCGGCGCTGCACAAGCTGTGGGCGAGCTAGCCGCGTACATCGACGCAGAAAACTCCGTAGACCCGAAGTGGGCATCGACAAACGGAGTCAATGTTAAAGCTCTCATGATTAGCCAGCCGGACAGCGGAGAAGAAGCTCTTGGAATTTTGGACATGCTTGTCGAATCCGCCGCCTTCGGAGTGATCGTTGTAGACTCCGTTGCCGCACTGGTGCCCCAAGCCGAGCTTGACGGCGAGATCGGCGATGCCAACGTAGGCTTACAGGCTAGGCTCATGTCACAGGCTATGCGGATGCTGCGGAGCAAGATCAACAAGAGCAAGACGGTCGTGATATTTATCAACCAAATCCGCGAAAAGATTGGTGTTATGTTCGGCTCGCCGGAGACCACCACCGGCGGACGTGCTTTGAAGTTCTATGCCTCTGTCCGGCTGGACATGCGGCGCATCGGCGCAATCAAAGAAGGGTCTGGCGAAGATGCTCCAATAATTGGAAACAGGACTCGCATCAAAGCCGTAAAGAACAAAGTAGGGACGCCGTTCCGCGAAGTTGAAATAGACCTGCTGTTTGACCGGGGTTTGGACGTGACCGGGAATTTGCTTGACAATGCCGTGGAGTATGGTATAGTAGAAAAATCGGGCGCATGGTACGCTTTTAACAACGAACGCCTCGGTCAAGGACGGCGCAACGCCATTGACACCTTGAATACCCCGGCTGTGACTGAGACGTACCAAAAAGTTCTCACAGCCATGACAGAGCGCCTGAAACAAACGGAGGCCAAAGATGGCGTCAGTAAAACGAGCGAAGCTAGCAAATGACGCAAAAGAAGGGCCGGTAAAGAAAGAACGAACGGCCCTTCACCCACACCGTTGTCCTAATTGCGGTCAGTGGTGGGAGCACGAAGACTTTAAGTGCCCCCACTACGGGCTAATATGGATGCCTTGTTGGTGCGAAGGTAAAATATGAAAATTTGCAGAAGTGCGGAGGTCGTTTAATGGTAGGACAGACTGTCAACCAGCAGTCAGGTAGCGGTTCGATTCCGACTCCTTCGCTCCAAATTTCAGCGACAGATTTTGTAATTGCGCAATGCAAACTTTCGGATATTCGGATGTTTGTAGAACAGCATCATTACTCACATAATTTGAATGGGGTGAAAATTTCTTTCTGCTTTTCGGCCACGTATAAAGGCGCGTTGGTCGGTGCGGTTGTTTACGGTCAATTTTCAACTACGGCTTGGAAAAGATTTGGAGAATCCGAAAAAGAGGTACTGGAATTACGGCGATTAGTTTTCCTTGATTCGGTGGGGAAAAACGCTGAAAGCCGCATGATCGGCTATACCTTGCGTTGGATTAAAAAGAATGCGCCTGAAATCAAAATTGTTGTTAGTTATGCTGACCCGATGCACGGACATAGCGGTGTAATCTACAAAGCATCCAATTTTGAATATATAGGTCTCAGCGGAAAGGACAGAGGATTCACAGACCCCGAAACCGGACGGACTTATCATTCCCGCGCACTTAGGACGAAATACAATGGGGATTACAAACCGTTCGTGAAAAAACTTCGAGCAAAGTATGACCAAGGAGAATTGATTTCGATTGAATTGCCGGGGAAACATTGCTATGTCTATAAAATTCATAATCCGGTTTTAAGGATAGTATTTTAATTCTTAAAGCTACTATTCATTATTTACAGGATAAAAATGGCTAACATTCCGCTGGACCTGACACTTAAAACCAAAGCGCGGCAAAAGTTTGAAGACTTGCTCTTCAAGCGCATAGTGGGTCAGGACGACGCCTTAAATGATCTTAGCAGGTCATTCGAGGTTGCGTGGGTTGGCCTGTCAGACCCGTCTAAACCAATGTTTAATTCTTTACTTTTGGGACCGACTGGGGTTGGCAAGACGTTGACCGTAGAGTCAATCGCCGAAGCAATCCACGGAGACCCGGATTGCATGATAAAGATCAACTGCGCAGAATATACCGAAGATCACCAAGTAGCTCGCATTATAGGGTCTCCACCGGGCTATGCTGGGCACTACAACCCCGCCGAGGCCGGAAACAAGGGTACACGCCCACTTCTATGTCCCGAGAACCTACAACGTGGCTGGACGCAAGAAGGCCCGAAGGTGAGCGTAATACTCTTCGATGAAATTGAGAAGGCCAGCCCACGCCTGTGGGAGCTTCTGTTGGGCATTCTGGACAAAGGTGAGATGTACGATGGCCGCAATATGCGCATCGACTTGACGCGGGCGCTCATCTTTCTCACCAGCAACGTAGGTAGCCGGGTCATCAACCAAGAGTCCATTGGCTTCGCCGAGGCTAGGGATTACGTCGAGGCTTTCAGGGACATTTCAAAGCAGGCTACCTCCGCCGCGAAACGAAAGTTCGACCCTGAGTTCATGGGGCGTATCAACAAGATTCTGGTATACAAGCCTCTCACCGCCGAGGCCATTAACCGAATCATTAACATCGAAGTTTGGAAAGTATGGAATCGCGGGTTGAGTGTCGTGATGGCTGCAAACGAACGCAGTCCCACCCCACAACAACTCGTGTTCACACTTGGCGTGACTACGAAATTGAATGAGTTTCTGAGCAAGGGGTCTGACCCGAAACACGGCGCTCGCAACATCAAGCGCATGATCGAGGAACACATCGTCAGTCCTTTGGCAACGATCATCGGCACAGGCCAACTACGCAAGCCGGGCATGGTCGTTCTTGACATACAAGACAAAGCCATTACAGCCATATTCAAAGAACAGAACACAGACGAAATCGTACCAGCCGCCTGCCAAGTGATCGAGGAAGACGATGGGAAGGAAAAAGCAGTATGCGATATTCCAAAGACGGAATGAAGTTAACTGAAAACTTCGAGCAATGCAGGCTTGTAGCCTATTGGGACGCCAACGGAAAGGTCTATACCATTGGTTGGGGGCATACCTATAAAGTGGTCGAGGGCATGACCTGCACGCAGGAACAAGCCGATGCTTGGCTACTCTCAGACGTGGCATGGGCTGAATCCGAAGTCAACCGCGTCGTGCATGTTCCACTAACGCAGCCGGAGTTCGATGGCCTTGTGGACTTCGTGTTCAATGCTGGAAGCGGAAATTTCGAGAAGTCAACAACACTCCGGCTGCTCAACAACAAAGACTATCACGGCGCAGCCAAGGTGCTAGAGATGTGGGACATGGCAGGCGGACAGCACTTGGCTGGCCTACTCAAAAGGCGCAAGGCAGAGGAAGCCTTATTTGAATCAGGAGACAACACATGAGCGAAGATGCAGCCAAACAGCCGCCAAAAGTCTTACCCAAATGCCAGTACTGTCACAACGAACCGCTGCAATTGAACGCGGCCACAAAGGAAGTCCCTGACATACCGGCGGGCCAACCTATCCCCATCTTGCAAGTCATCTACTGTGCGAAGTGCGGCGCGGTATTCAACATTGCAATGGCCGGGATAAAGATGCCGGAAATCGCCTCATCAGGAAACTTCCCTCCCGGAATGTTTCAAGGCGGGTACGGCTTTCCCCCTCCGCAGAATCCACGAGGCAAGCTATTTATGCCTTAACGAGTTTGCCGGTAGCTCAGTGGTAGAGCGCAGGACCGTGGCTCTTGCTACGCGGGTTCGATTCCCGTCCGGCAACCCACTTTTCGCTTGACAACACAAGCCATTTTATTGTAGTCTGGAATGTAGGAGAATGACATGAACGCAAACGGGAAGAACTACGAGAGGCTGATTATAGATGTAGCCGGTGAGATAGTCGAGCAACTCGAACAGAGTGCTCTACGTCTTGCGTGGTCCGGCACGCCCATTCCCACATTCGAGTGGGAAAAGATAACGGCGGAGGCAATCAGTTCCCTCGTGCAAGACATCCTTGCTGTGGAACGCCGTGAGCGGCTTCCGTGGTACAATCTCATCTTTCCGAGGTGGCTGCAATGAGCCGCGCTTTTGACCGTATGATTCTGATTGACCGCCTGACAACGCTAGTGGAGAATCCAGACGTTGACACCACGGCGGAGCAAATTGAAATCGAAACCCGCCTCAAGACTCCGCCTTTGGCTCCTATCCGAGCCATCGAGTGTGAATGCCCCATGTGCGGGCGCATCTTCTACAAGGGCGACGCCTTGTGTAGCTGCAAGGCCGCTGATACGATCAAAGGGCCGGACGGCGAGCTAGTCAAGTGCCCGCCTCGCGTAGTCGGTCTCTCCAACCGGCACATGCAGAGGTCTCTTGCGCGTAAAGCCGTGCGCCTAGCCCGCAAGCTGTACAACGCCAGAACTGCGCTGGCGCGGCTCCATGCGGTGCCAGTGGTAACCAAACCCTTCACTCAGGAGGCTGCCAGTGTCAGCCCTGCTACCGCTCAGTGAACTGCACAACGTGCAACCGGAGAAAGTGCGCTATTGGGTAATCGGAGACACGCACTTCGGCCATAGCGAAATCAAGAAACACACTCGCCGACCGGAGGACGTGGATGCCCGCATCTGCCGGAACTGGCGCAGGCTGGTAGCTCCACAAGACATCATCATTCATCTAGGCGATGTAGCTTGGCTCTTCGCCGTCAAGCAAGGCTGGATACAGACCTTGCCGGGCATGAAGATTCTAATACGAGGCAACCACGATAGTAAGTCTATAAGCTGGTGGATGAAGCACAGCGGGTTTGCCTACGCTTGCGACGGCCTCGTCATGAGCGGAATTTACTTTTCTCATCGTCCGTCCAAGCATCTTCCTGCCGGGGCGACTCTCAACATTCACGGCCACTGCCACAACCGCTGGCCTCGTGGACTACGTGTGTATCCGCACTGCCGTCTGTTTGCGCTTGAGTACGAAAGATATGAACCTCGCATCATCAGCAGTTTCGTAAGTAGTATCAATCGAGAAAAGCCATTCGTCGTTCACAGTGCGGCGATGCAGGCTATCCGATACATCTTTTCATGGAAAAAAGTATGAAGGTATATCTCGCCGGTCATTATTCTCGAAAAAAAGAAATTTCTAAAGCAGCTAACGATTTGAAATCAGTAGGTATTAAAGTTGTTTCAACGTGGTTAAATGAACACATAATTTCGAAAGTTAGTATTTCAAATCTTTCAGAATCTTTTTTAAGAAAAGCAGCTATACGAGATAAAAAGGAACTATACAAAGCAACACATTTTGTTTTGTTTACAGTTAGTCCGGACACTCTTTTCACCCGTGGAGGCCATTGTTGGGAAAATGGTTTTGCGGATGCTCTAAAAAAGAAAACAGTGATTGTAGGACCACGACAGCACATATTTCACTATCTTCGTGGAAAAAAACATTTTATGACATGGAAGAAGGCTTTTCAATGGCTAACAAAAACAAGCATTGTAAAAAGGGGGAAAACCCGAAAGACAGGCTAGGAGTTTTGAAAGTAGATTTATCACTTGTGCCTCCTATAGCTATAGTTCATTGTGCTACAGGCATGATGGACGGAGCACGTAAATACGATCCTTACAATTGGCGAAAAAATAATGTGAAGGCAAGAATCTATGTAGCAGCAGCGATGCGCCATTTATTAGCGTGGCTAGATGGAGAAGAAGTAGCCTCCGATAGCAAAGTGCATCATCTAGGCCATGTCATGGCTTGTTGTGCAATTTTATTGGACGCACAAGAAGGAAAAAATCTAGAAGATGATCGTCCTATAAAAGGCACTTGCACTAAAGTTTTGTCTAGACTGAATTCACGTATAAAAAAACATCAAATGATAAACGAGGCTGTCAAAATCCATGACTAATACTACTCCTCAGCCTTCAGAGTTCTACAAATCGTTGGATATTTCTGCCCTCAATCCACCAATGAACGTTACCTTGGTGGACACAAACGAAAAGCTGAGCCTGATTACTGACTTCTTCTCTCGCAAGAAAACGTTTGGCTTTGACGTGGAGACAAACGTTGTCAAGGACATCAACGACCGCTACGTCCGTACCATTCAGGTCGGCGACCGGGAAGAGCAATACGTAATCAACCTTCTAGCTTTCGCACAAGCCTACGCAGAAATGACCGGCAACTCTTCCCCCGAGGCCGCAATGTGGGTGCTCAAGCACGCACAGCGAGAGTCTAAGCTGCGCGAAGATGTTTTTGGACCCATCATCGCCGCACTTCGCCCGGCGCTGGAAAGCCGGGACTGGCTCAAGCTAGGCCACTTCCTACAGTTTGAATATGAAAACTCGCGCATGGGATTCGGTCTGCGTCCTTGGCATTTTTGGGACACGATGATTGCGGAGCAAGTTCTGCTCTGCGGTCTCGTAGCCGCCAAGACGGTAGGCTACTTTGCATTAGACGATTTGATGCGGAAGTACGGCAAGGTCAACATCGACAAAAGCCTGCAAACGTCTTTTGACGATCTTGGCAAGCCACTCACGCCGGAGCAAATCATTTACGCCGCCCTCGACGTTCGCCTAGTATTCAGCATCCGAGATAAGCAGATGCGCCTGCTGGAACTGGATGGCTTGACTCCAACAGCACAAGTCGAGTTCGACGCCATTCCCGCCTTCGGCGACATGCGGGTCCACGGTTTCTTCTGCCATAAAGAATCATGGATGGACGTGTTCCGAGACAAGCTGAAAGAGCTAACCAGTGTAATCAAGCAACTCGACGAACTGTTCATCCCGGTCGTAGGCCGCTTCGTCATGCCCACCTACGATCTAAATTCGATGGAGACGCGCTGGCGGCTAGAGACGGACAAAGAACTCCGCGCCAAATACCGCCGGGCATACCTTGTAGCCCGTGGAGAGATCAGCGAAGCTAAGAAGGTCCAAGAAGAATACCAAGGCGAGGCTGCTATCAATTACGATTCCAATCAGCAGCTACGCGCCGCTCTGTTGAAGATGGGCATCAAAGCGCGGTCCTTGCCGGACACAAACGATAAGACGCTTGAGAAATTGCAAAAGCATCCGGCGGTTAAACTGGTTCGTCAACTGCGTGGACTGAGCAAAGCGGTTGGCACGTATGGCGAAGAGTTCATAAAAAAGTACATATCAACAATCTCGGGTCGCATCCATTCCAGTATTAACCAAATAGGTGCAGGCACCGGACGAACTTCTTCCGACAACCCGAACATCCAAAACATCCCAAGTGACGAAGCCTACCGCGCTTGCTTCAAAGCACGGGAAGGTTACAAGATCATCACCGTTGATATTTCAGGGTGCGAACTTCGCATCGCTGCGGACATGTCGAATGAACGTGTCTGGCTCGAAGCCTTCGAGAAAGATTGGGACGTTCACGCAATGGGCGCTGAGGATGCCTATCCTGAAATCTGGAAGCAAAAAGCGGAGCCGGACTGCGCATACTACAGAAACAAGCACAAGTGCAAATGCAAGGCGCATAACGAAGTCCGTACTCCGATCAAGTCCAGAAACTTCGGTGTAATTTACGGCTTGGGCGAGGTAGGCTACGCCAACAACACCGGCAAGACCCGGCCAGAAGCACATAAAGACTTGGTTCGTTTCCAAAAGTGGGTACCCACCTTGTGGAAGTTCCTAGAAGGTTTGAGCACCTACGCCACGATGAATCTGGAAAGCAGGACTACGCTAGGACGCCGCCGTCTATTCAAACGCCCAACCTTCGACCGGGCAAGGAAGCACTGGATACAGAAATATAGAAAAAAATATGGACGTGATCCAATTGACGCTGAGGTTCGCCGTGAGATGGCAGGCATGTGGGCAAGCATCGGGCGTGAGGCACGTAATGCGCCGGTACAGGGCGGGAACGGGGACCTTATTAAATTAGCGATTGGTTGTGGATTTGACAGTAATGGCAAACCCTTCCTATGGCACACGCTTGAGCCTAAATACGAAGGCAAGCTGGAAAACCTCGTCCACGACGAATTGGTCACAGAAAGCCCGGAACAAAACGCAGAAGCCATCAGCGAACTGATTCAAGACTGCATCACGCGGGCCGGAGCAGAGATTTACAAGAGCGTCATCATGAAGTCAGACGCGCACATCGACGATCATTGGAGCAAGGAATGAGAGACGCTTACCTTCCTCAATACGTCCGAACCTACGCCGGGTTCTTGCCCAGACATCTACGGGGTTGACTTCCGGGCAAGGTTGTGTTACACTGGAAGGGAAAGGTAAATATGAGACCGACAAACAAAACCCCAAGCTACAAAGACGTACCTACGATCCTCAGAACGCATGAGGACGTGTATCTTCTTCTTTGCGTGGTCGCACAGAAATTCAGGACCCCGCGCTATACTACGCGGCTGGCCCTCAAAGGCCAGACTCACATGGACTTGGCAGACGATATTTTTCTGCGCTACATGCAGGGCAAACTGGTGCCAAGTCATCGCAAACCAATGCGTAATGGCAAGGCAACACGGCCAGCCATTCCTCTATTCTTGCCGGTTAAGAAATACGTAGCCTACGGCATTCTGGTCAAGGACATGCTCAACTTGCTCCGTTGCCCTACCAGTGAAGAGCGTGCCCATGTGACGCTCACCACCATGGGAGAGGCCAAATGAAAAAATATGCAGCCGAGGGTGCTTAATGCTCGTCAATCTAATTTCGTGGTACAACGGCTGTGGACTAGAGATGGAGTATGAGTTGCTTCGAGAATTTTTCACCAAAGAGTTCCCTGACGCGAAACTCAACGCGGTCAACCTACATCCGAAAAATCCCAAAGCGTTTCAGAGTGTCCATCCAGCGGACATCAATCTCTTCAACGAAATCTGCGATGCCAATCTCTTTGGGATGGCCTGTGACAACTACCTAATCATCAACCCGGAATGGTCCACGTGTGATCGAGAGTTCGCCGGACTCACGCGGGTCCTGTGCAAGACACACGACTCACACCGCATCATAAGCGCCGTCACGGAGAAGGCCGTCTACACCGGATATTGGACACGGGACCTGTACGATCCCTCCATCAAACGGGAGCCAATCTGGATGCACCTAGTCGGCGGAGCCGGACAGAAGAACACCGAAGCGACGTTAGCCACGTGGAAGATGTTTGACAAACCTCCGCGCTTGTACGTAGTCGGCGCTCGCGGGAACGATTACAAAGACGAAACGCTTAAGAACGTTTTCTTCACTGGAAGCATAGCCTTTCCCGCGCTCAAGAACCTCATGAACGCCTGCCAGTACCACATCATGCCTTCCGCTTACGAGGGCTACGGCCATGCGCTGTGGGAGGGCCTGAGTGTCGGTGCTGTGCTGGTTACGACAGCGATGCCGCCGATGAATGAAGCCGCCGACCCTCGTGTTCCACAAGTGAAACCAGCGACCTACCGCAGAGTGGGGCGGGCAGTTGTAGGACTTATTACAGCCGAGGCTGTTTATGAAGCTGTATTGCAAACTATGCAGCTGAAGTCGGAAGAGGTTTCCAAAATCTCTGCTGATGCCAGAGAGAAGTTTCTTCGAGAACGCGCCGCCGCACAACAACGATTTAAGACTGTTATTGAGCAAGGCAATAGTCTGCCGTATCCAAAGGTGTTTAACCTGCCGTGGATAAAAATCGAGCCTCCACAGTACGGGCGAGAGACTTCGTCTACCATGCGCTACCGCGTATTCAAGTCTGTACAATTCACGCCGATCTTCCATGCTCGGTTTCCTTGGAAGCCCGCGCTTGTTCCGCGAGATCGAAAAGTAGTCATCAACGTTGACTACGCCGTCAAGACCATCGAGGACCCGGCTGCCTTCAAAGTCTTTCTTCAATACGAGCCGCAGTGCGTGTTCACGCTTGAAGGCCCGAACAGAGTAAACCTGCTTCATATTATTAAGGACTGCAATAACTACAACGTGGTCTTGGGTTGGAACCCACAAATCCTTTCCAAGTGCCCGAACGCGGTCTACTTCAATGGGCCAGCGTGTTGCAGTTGGAACGGCCAAGGCGCAGGCCCCGGCGACGAAAATTCGTGGTACGAAAACATGGCGAAGCCTTTCAACCTAACGTACACCGACCTGCCGGAAAGAGATTACGGCGTATCTTTCCAAGTCAGCGCCAAGAATTGGACGCTGGGCCATCGCTTCCGCCTTGCACTCTTTGACAAAGTGAAAGCGCCGCTTCCAAGCAAGCTCGTGCTCGAATCAGTCAAGACCTCCGGCCTCGTCATGAACAAAACACAGCCATGGCTAGACAAGCGCAAGATGATGTACTCTTACGAGTACAGCATCGTCGTCGAAAACTCTTTCGAGGAAAACTACTTCTCCGAAAAGATCATCGACGCCTTCATCGCCAAGACTGTACCGTTCTATTGGGGATGCCCAAATATAGGGCAGTGGTTTGACGAATCCGGCATCATCCGTTTCTCGAACTACGAAGACTTGATGGAGAAGATGGAAGACATTACGCCGGACACGTATCACAAAATGCTTCCAGTGATCGAAGAGAATCACGCCCGCGCACTCAAATGGGCTAGTCTAAATGACCGGCTTGAAAAGACGCTCACTGCCGCGCTTTTGAAAACACCGACAGAAAAGCTGACGCTAGGACCCAAAGTTTTCAGGGATGGAAAAGTAATTCAGCTTAATGCCAAAGGGGTGCCCTTTGCATAATATCTTTTCTACTCTACCGCCGAAAAACGAAGGACGTGGTTGGTATCTTGCACAATTTCTAAACGCCCTTCTCAAACTCAAACAGATTCCGTTGAACGTAGTAGAAGCAGGCTGTCTACGCAATACTGAGTTCCGCATCGGAGACGGCCACAGTACCTATTACATCGCTCAATGGATTAAAGAGCATGGCGGGGCCTTCACTTCGATTGACAACGACCCCAGCGCTGTCGCCACATGCTCTGCATACCTTGTACAAGAGGGCCTGCACCCGTTTGTTAACCTCATCTGTGCGGACTCAGTAAGTACAATCTCTGCTTCGACTACCCCGATAGACTTGGCTTTTTTGGACGGCGGGAGCTATGCAATAAACCTCGAAGAGTACAAAGCCGTTTCCAAACTCTTACGTGAGCCAGCTTTAGTAGTCATCGACGATTGTTACGAAACGCCGGGCTTGAATATGCCGTCCCTCGAAGGCTTTTGCAGAGGCGAAGATACAATCCACTATGCTACGGCGCAAGGCTTCCACGTATACAAACTATACTGCATGGCTGTCATTTCACACGGCTGTGATTTTTTTAACAATGAAAGAGAGGATTCCCTGTGAAATCTGTAAATGATTTTCATTGGTTTCACTGCATTGACCTTGGAAATGGAATCACTACTCCCGGCATGTCTAGGGTAGAAGATTTACATTATTACTATCCTAACCTTCCTCAAAACCTTGCTGGAAAAAGCATTCTTGATATTGGGGCGTGGGATGGCTTCAATTCTTTTTTAGCAGAAAAACGAGGCGCATCACGAGTTGTTGCTCTTGATAAATGGGATACATCACAAGGAGACTTAGGATATTTTTACGATCCTAGCCTTGTAAAAACCGGACCTTCAAAAGAGCCTTTTGATTTTGCTCACGATGCTTTACATTCAAAAGTAGAATCCATGCAAATGAGTGTATATGATATAAACCCAAAAAATGTTGGAATGTTCGACATTGTTTTTATGTTTGGGGTTTATTACCATCTAAAACACCCTCTCTTAGCTTTTGAAAAGGTTAGAGCAATTTGCAAAGAGTATGCTTTAATCGAAGGACACATTGATTTGCAAGAGGTCAAAACTCCGGCCTGCGCCTTTTATGACGCTGACCAATGTAACACCGACTTTTCATGTTGGACAGGACCGAACGTGCCTTGTATGATAAGCTGGTTAAAGATTGCAGGATTTAGTAATATAACCTTGCTTTCTTTAGAACCGATGCATTCCGATTTTAGTATTCCAAACTGTGCTCGCGGCTTTTTCAAAGCAGAGATTTAACCACAGGAGAAAACACAATGAACACCGTACTAATTAGCGGAGGCGCGGGCTTCGTCGGACGCCACATCACTAAACGGTTTCTGGACCGAGGCGACAAAGTATGCGTTGTGGACCCGCTCGTACCCAAAACGGGAGCGATTGACCCCGTTAAATGGCCCTTTTACATGCCTTACGACTACAACAACTTTTACTTCTTCAAGATGGATTGCCGGGAATACTTCGCTCACAACATGGAGGCTGAGTTCGACTACGCCGTCCACCTAGCCGCCATTGTCGGTGGTCGGCTTATGATCGAAGACAACCCTCTCGCCGTAGCAGAGGATCTAGCCATCGACGCCGCGTACTGGCAATGGGCAGCCAAGGCTCGGCCACGCAAGACGCTGTGTTTCAGTTCCAGCGCCGCATACCCCGTTTGTCTGCAAAACGAGGATATACGAGGCATATTATTATTAAAAGAAAATATGTTAGATTTTAAGGCACAAGAGATTGGTATACCGGACATGAGCTACGGATGGGCGAAGCTAACGCATGAATTTCTGGCCCACCTAGCCTACGAAAAACACGGGCTAGACTCCGTGGTGTACCGCCCATTCTCCGGGTACGGAGAAGATCAAGATATGACCTATCCGTTCCCTAGCATCTGCAAACGAGTGCTGGACTACCGGAGCATTTGCAAACGAGTGCTGGACTACCGGCACTCCCCGATCATTATGGTGTGGGGGACCGGCAATCAGATTCGGGACTTCATTCACATCGAAGACTGTGTTGACGGCATATTCAAAACCATGGACGTGATGCACGCGGGAGATACCCTCAACCTCTCGACCGGAATAGCCACCAGCATAAAGACGCTGACTTCCACCGCTGCAAAGTTGTGCGGATACGTTCCACAAGTGGTCGGTAATATACACCAGCCAGAGGGCGTCTTTGCAAGGGTTGGAGACACCGCAAAACAAAAACACTTTGGCCTTGAGCCGAAGATCACGCTTAAAGAAGGTCTGGCTAGGGCTTTGGAGTATATCGAGGCAAAACAATCATGAAGCAACCATTATTAAGTATTCTTATTCCTACGGTGCCCTCACGAAAAGAAAAGTTTAATAGGCTACTGCGTGGATTAAATGCACAAAAGAATGCATTGCCGAACCCCGAGGAAGTCGAGATCATAACGCTAGAAGACAACGGCGAAATAACGATAGGTGCAAAGCGTAATAAATTACTTGATATGGCAAACGGAACCCACCTCTGCTATATCGACGATGATGACCGTGTATTCTCAGACTATTTGGAACTTATCATAGATACTTTGCATTCGCATCCAGATGTTGACGTAATAGGAATGACCATCTTCTGGACAGAAGACATTTACAAAAAGCCTCGCTTGTTAGTGCGTACTCCTGAGTACAAGACGCTTTGGTTTGTGAAAGACACCGACCAGACTGTTACAGGTGGGAGAACAGCTCACTGGAACCCGACAAAGGCGAGCATTGCGAAGTCTGAAAAGTTTCCAGATGTTCAAAAAGGGGAAGACGCTGCATGGAGTGCTAAAATTTCTAACAAAATTAAAACCTTTGTTATGATCGACGTTCCTTTGTATCATTACGACTACCGCACGCAAGAGACGCTGACTAAGCCTTCCTTAATGAATATCCGGCCTAACATCGCGTCTAACCACCAATATGTAATGCGAGATGGCCATGTGACGGAGCTAGATGAAACAGGAAAAGTAGTAAAAGTACTTCCAAAAGGAAGAACAATAGACCAAGGCTAACGGAGGAAAAAATGAACAACTTAGATGGGGCTATTTGGGTATTTTTGGGATTGATTCTGGTTGTTGCTTGGTTTGTGCCTGCTTTGATAGAATGGGTAGGACGTATAGCGATTCAAACTATTACAACGGCGGCTGGAGTCAACGAAGCATGGCAAAAGAATTTTCCCTCAGACCAGAAAACTTCTTAAAACAGCGGCAATCGTATCGCTCCTATGCAAAGAACGTCAGACTTCCTACTGTAGAAGTCTTGGGGTGACTTGCCGGGTCCCGAACAATTCTTTCCAAAAATTCTTTGTTTGTTATGCCCGAGAGTTCCGCCCAATACTTTCCAGTACGAACCTGCGCGGAATCTCCGCCCTGCCAAGCATACCGCTCGATGGGCATCGGCGCTGTGACGCTCGTAAGGTTGTCGGACGCAGACCCATCATATACGCCGTCAATCCTCGCCAAGACCCGATGCACAATTGGGTCTCTCAGGTCCGGCCAGTCCAAATTAAGTGGGGCATCGTTATACCGCAGTCTGCCAGCATATTCGATCACCTTCAGCCAGAACCCGCCTTCCCACCCAGCCCTTTGTCTATTTCTAATAGCAAAGGCCACTGCCATCATTGCCTGCTCACCAAGATGGCCCGCTTCCTGCCAGACTTTCATAAACAATTGTGCTTTCTCGAAATTTTCCTTCGTCATTCATACCTCTCATTCGGTCGAATGCGGGCACGTTCGACCCACTCCTCTCCATCGGCAAACCGATGGTTGCGCTGCTCAAAAAGATACTTCCGAAACAATGCGCCGGGCGTCCCTGTGGCGAAGCCGAACAGCTTTTGCATTTCAGACTCCGTAATCAGGCCGGACCTGAGCAAGACGAGCAACACCGCCCGCCAGCCTCGCGCCGCGAGCTTCTTCGGCAGGCCATGCTCGTCAAGGGTAATGTAGGACCATTCCGGCATCACACCGTCATCCAGAGCCAGTACATAGCGCGGTTTGCCGCCTCCTACGCTGGCATTCAGGCCCCTCATGCCCCTCACTCCCCAAGAATTGAGAATGAAGCGTCTGCGTGGCAGCGTATTCAACATCTGTACGAACTGCTGAATGTGCAGACGGCGCCCGGGGCGCTCCGAAGTAATCTCATCTTGGTCTCGAACCCGGAAATGACGATGGCGCTCACAGTTCAAAAAAAATTTTTCTTCCCAAGCATCTTTGGCTCTTTTTGAGACATGGCTAGAATAAATGCTTGGGGCAGCCTCTTGCGCTTGCAAAATCTCATGCTCGATGCGAATCTGCGTTTCGATGTCGGGCTGGTAGGCGTCTATCTTTCTAGCTAAAGACCCTCCTTCATATATTGGAAGAGGCACGAATTTGTCTCCTTACTGCTTCGCGCTTAAACGCCGCAATGCTTAATTTTTTTCTGTGTTCCTGTGTAAACTTCTTTCCCAACATGGTTCCGGGTTTTCCCAAATGTGCTAGTCTCATTTTTAATTTTGTTTCTTCAGTACAAGAAGGGCGTATTTGGCCAGCACGAGATGCTCGAAGTTTGGCTCTAGTTTCGGAGGTAGGGCGATGATTGTTGCCTCCGGGAAGTAGGTTGTATCCCTTCGGAGCTATCGTATGGCGTGAAAATATATGGGCCTCTTCTCCAACATTCATTTCTTCTAAAGTTCGTGGCCATGCTAATGTTGATAATTCAAAATTTTCAGCACCATACTTCTTAATAGCCAGATCAATAGCTTGTTGTTTTCCACACAAATGGATTTGCCAACGTCGTTCTAAACTTTGCACAGTCTGTCCGACGTATTCTTTTCCGTTGATTTTGTTGCGAATTAGATAAATAACCATATAGGTTACTTTTTCTCTTTAGGGGAGTTTGTAGTCTTCGGCTTTATGCGAATGTCTTTGTAGATGCGTTCCCGAATCTTTGCCTTCTCAGACTCAGGCAACATCCGTAGCCTGCCCAACAGCTTTTGAAATTCTAACTCATCTGGGCGCATATATCACCTCTTCTTTCCTTCATAACTCACCTCCTTACAGTATAGCAAAACTAAAAGCGGATGTCAATACCCTCTTCCAGCTTTGCCAATGGCCTCAAGGCGCTTCATTCTTTGAGCCTGAGACGTGTTGCTGGCGAACGTGCTTGCTCCTTTTATTGGAGCAGCGGCATGCTCGTCCGCGCCTTTCATAGCTTGTTTAGCCAGCCAAATCGCTTCTCCGCCGGTCGGACCATACTTCCTCTGGTAAGCGAGCTTTGACTCGTCCTCAACAGGCTGATCTTTCATTAGGTCCCAAAACTTTTGTCTCCGAGCTTCGAGGTCAGTAGTTTTAAGAGCATCATTAACTCTGTCAGGAATAGCTTCTTTACCACGAATATCATTAACGAGTTTTTGCACTTCCTCCTGAGAAAATTTCCTCCGACCAACATTCTCAGGGTCTCTAAAGAAGTTAATAGCCTGACTGACGGCGTTTGGATAATGACGCAACAATTCCTTAGCGTGCTGTGAATATGTGTCCCACGCTTGCTGGTGAAGTTCTTTCGGTATTCCTAACGCCTCTAAAACTTTCTTAAATCTGTAGCCGTCGCTTCCAATTACATTCATGTCTGCATTACGACTAGTATAACCCATGATCTCGTCTATACGAGGCCCGGCTGCAAATGTAAGAAGTTTGCTTTGTATAGGATTATTTTTCCCAATTTCAATAGCACGAGTTCCCGCAAACGTCGCCAACAGATTGCTTATTTCTTCAGGATGGTCTGCCTCTGCTTGGACTATTTTATCAAAATCAATACGTGTGCGTGCCCCTGTCGGAGTAAATTCAATCCCTTCTTTCGTGGGTGTATCAGTAATATCTGCCATTAAACAATGGCCTGCGGCTTCATGGCCGAAAATTACTTCCTCTTTACTAATATCAAATGAATTAAGATTTTCATTAGTAATAATCGGTCGTGCAATACGCCATTCACCAGCCCTGTTTCCGTACTTGATCTGGAACGGCTTCCAGCCCTTATATTTTTCGCCGCTGGTGTCGATCTTTTTCTGCGCCTCGGCCTCGCTGTCAAACTTCCCACGGAAATCCATGGTGCCTTTGTTGGCCTGCTGTGTGGCAAGAATTTCCTCGTCTGTCATCGGAGCGACGCCCTTTGCTTTAGGCGCGACAGCTTCGGGGTGAGATTCTTTGAACTGTTTGATGTAATTGTCTGCTTCAGGTGTTCCTGCCGTAATCTTGCTCTTAGGAAGAGGTGGTTCTCCAACACCTTCGGCTGAGCCTAGTGGAACTATTGTTATTTTTTTCAATATGCCTCTTGACACAGCGTCATCTATGAAACTTTTGCTGTAAATTCCAGTTCCTGCTCCCGATAGTTCTGATATATTGTCTGGATATTCAATGTAACGCCTTCCTTCAGTAGTTTCTATCACATTAACACGTTGATTATTTCTGGTGTTCAAGTAACTTTCTATAACACGAGTACTAGATTCTTGAGGCGGCGGGGCCTCAATTTTAGGAGTCTTAACTTTGGGCACTTCGCCTTCGGCGTGAGACGGCGCAGCTACTTCCTGAAATGCTCTTACCGCCGGAGCGATCTCTGGCGGAGGAGTCAGGTCGCGGCGCATCATCAAGTTCTCAGGCGTGACTTCCTTCTCAGAAAGCGTGTACGTTGTGTTACCACGTTCGGGGTCCGTAAAGTACGCAGTTCCTTCCACGGTCCCGTTGTACACCATGGGCTTTGCACCGTCTACGGCTGTAGCCTCTGCTGCTTTTGCATGGGCCTCAACGTGATTTGGAGGCGTCTGTTTCTGTGTTCCGGGTTTGGCCGGTGCCTTGGCTGGCTCTGCTGGCTTAGCCTCTTCCACATCCCTTACTTCCTCACCTGTAGCCTTCGCAGGCGTGCCCGGCGCTGGCTGGCCGTTGGCCTCACGCGCCTTCGCTTCTTGCTCTGCCCGCAGAATAGGCGTAGCCGGATGCTCGCCCAGGGTAGGCTCTGGCGTAATCTTTCCAAAATCAACGTTTCCTGCCGCCGTAGGCTGGCCTACCGGAGGGGTCTTAAAGGCAGTTCCTTCAGTTGGAGCAGGGGCAGGCGCGGCAGGCGCAACCATGGCCTTCGGCGTAGCCTCGGGCGCAGCCTTCTCAGTCGGCGCAGCAGCCTCTTCTCCCGGAACCTCTTCAAAACCCCTCTCCCCAGCGATGCGATTGAAGATAGGAGCTAGGTTGTGCGCGGCCTTTTGTGCGCCGCTAACCACAGTCGGATTTTCTGAAAGCTCTTTAGGAATGTCTCTCGCCAAGGCTCCCATAGACTCGAAGCCAAGGCCGTACAACATCATAGTCACGAGACCCTTCACTGGCGCAGGCGCGGAGTCTCGCACTTTCCATAGGATAGCCCCTGCCGTAGCACGGGTCCCGTATTTCACAGCGAGTTGTCCAAGCGACGGCGCACCTTCTTTAGGCGGAGCGGCTGCATACTTTGCAAGCCAAATTCCCGCAGCTTTGTCCACGGCCTCAAGGCCCATGCCCGTCAAACCGGCTGTGCCGATCATCAAGGCTCCTCCAACGGCTCCCTCGGCGGCTCCCTTCAAACCTTCACTACCCGCAGCGCCCTTGACTCCGCCGATAGCACCACCAACCGTGGCACCACGCACGGCGTCCAAACCAAGACTGATAAAGCGAGCGGCGTATGGACTTGTTTTTGCCAAGTCAGCAATCTTCCCGGCCAGCCCGAGCTTCGCAGCAACGCTCAAACCTTTCAATGCTGCGTCACCAGAAATCCACTCCGCAATACCTTCGGCAAACTTACCGGCGCTTTCATACGCCGTCTTGCCTTCGGTATCCACAGTCATGATCTTCGGCATGTTGTTTGTAGTCCAGTCGTCGGCAACTTTTTCTCCAACAACATGCGCAATCACGCCCTTTAAACCACGCAGCGTCTCGACCGCACCTTTTCCCATGCCGGTCACAAACTCGGCCTCTGGACCCATGCCCATTTGATGCGCATCCGGCGGCTTAGCAAGTTCCTTCAACGCCTGATCTTGTTTTGCGTTCGGGTCAAGCATTCCCTTCGTGTCTCCGGCGAGCACACGCATCTTAGGGTCTGCCTTCATTGCGTCGATGACTTGCTCTTTAGGCATTCTTCCGATGTGTCCACTGGACAACCGGACAGTAACGTAGCCGGGCGCATTAGGAATCTCCGTGGCTCCGGGATCGACCTTCAGAGCCTTTTCGATGTCCTCACTATTCCCGACTGCGATGTGCCCAGTGCTCAGGCGGATAACACGGTTGTCTGGAATATGCGACACCTGTTCCCCGGCCTTCGCAAGTTCGTCAACGGTAGGAATAGTCACCGGGGCCGCTGGAATCAAAGATTGCGTCGGAGGCGCAGGAGCGGTCTCAGACGGCACATTAACTGCTACCGGCTCTTCCAAGTTTGGTGTTGCCGGAGTTTGAATGCCTTGTTCTTGATCTGCCATAGTCCCTCACTTACTGACTGATTACAAGCCCCGGAGCGGCTTGTTTTACTTTGTCTAGAATGTTTTGTTGTTCGCCTTGTTGAAATCTTGGGTGCTGTCCGTCCATCTCACCAAATCCGCCAGTTTCTTGTTCATTCAAACCATATAACCGACGCAGATACATATTGCGTCCAAACCGTGCAACACGTTTTGAATTAACCATGTTGATGATGCCGTCAAAGGCTTGCTTACGTTGCTCCGGCGACAACTTTGCGTCCACTACCTTCAACACCTGAGCGCGGGCCGTATCCGTTCCGCCACCGCCCATGACTTGTGAAAGATCGTCCGCCGCACCGATGGCCAACGCAGCAACCTTCGCTGGCGCTCCACCACCCGTTGCCATTTGCACAATGTCTTCCCACTTATTAAGCATGGGAAGTTGTGTCTGACCAGCTAGTCCTTCTGATGCCGTTCGCAACTGTGCTAAAGTTCCATGTTCGCTAACAAGAGAATTAGCATTAGTAAAGAATTGAACGTTTTGGACGCCTTGCGACTGACGCTCTGCCACGTCTTCGGCCACAGCGTCATACGGAGGAAGTCCGTGATCTTTGCAATATTGCTGAGTAGCATGTAATGCTTGAGTAATCCAGTCTGTGGTCATGCCCCGGTTCTTAAAATCCGCAATAGTCATAGTACGATTTGCAAGAAATTCTGCCGCTGATTTAGGGTCTCCTACTTTGATGTCTTGTTCAAACTTCGCCTGAGTGTACTTGTCATTCATCCATGCCGAGTGCCCGGCCTTAGCCGCAGCGATGCCGTGGTTGATACGAACAAGGCGAGCGGGGTCAGTCTCAGTCTGGCGCAGTTCACCTAACATCGCCAAAGTTCCTGCGGCTTTATCCCCAGTAAACGCATTGTCATCTGATTCGATTTTTACTAAAGGATCATGTTTCTTTTTGATGAAATCTTCAGCCGCATCCACACGCTGAGTAGTAAAGGTGTGTGTTTTTATACCGGCTTTAATTTCCGCAGCATTCGTTGCAAGGATGTTGTTAGCCCCGTCTTCAGTAAGAGCACCCACTTGCAATTTTTGCTTTTCTTCCAATTCGGAACGCTCTGCTGCTTTCTTTTCTTCGCGGAAATCGGCCAACTCTTTTTGCTTGCTTTGGTACAGATTCTTGGCAATCCACGTGGCTCCCCACGGGTTGTCCTTATCCATCTTTTGCAGATCGGTTACCACGTCACCGGTGCTTCCCTTGTACTTCGTGGACCACTGGTTCAAAGCGCGCTGCGCGACGAACAATTCGGAGCCTTTTAGGTTGTAGAAATCCTTGACCGTAAACGGAGTCTTGTTCTCGATGCCCGCGTCTTTAAGTTCCTTTTGCGCAGTCTCCATTGAAGAGATCGCGTTAAGAGCCTGCCCATTCAAGTTGTACAAAGTGATGGCAGGGACTTCGGCTCCCATCTTGACTTCGACACCAAGCTGCTTGCTCAATTGCTGGCGCAAGTCTTCCGAATTGACCGTGACGGTTTGCGAAGCCAAATCCATGTCAGGCGACGTTGCTCGCAGAATAAACCAGCTTTGCTGCATCTTGCCCGGACGAGTTGGGTCAGGGATAGGCGGGCCGGGTGAAGCAAATTGCTTGGCTGCTCCATAACCTGCTTTGATTCCTTTGTTCAACTCTTCCTGCATTGTAGCACTATCTACAGGAACTTCACCAAAGACACTCTTAATCGTTCCCATGTTCAACATGGCATCCCGTGTAGGAAGCGCATGGTCAGCAATTGACTGTAGAGCACTGGTCTCTTCCATTCCTTCATGCCGATATGCGGAGATCATACCAGCATGAGTACGAAACATTTCAAAATTCGCCATGCGCCGCTTTTGGTCAGCCTCGTTCATTTCCGTTCCAACACGAGCGCCAGCCGCCGCAGCTTTTCCTAGTCCACCCGGACCTTGCGCTGCTCCCGCTCCTGCTGCTGCGCCAGTCAAAGCACGCCCGATAACTCCCATCACACGCTCGCCTGTACCACGAGTCCGAGTCTCAGGGACAGGGTTGCCCTGTTTGTCAAACGCCACACCGCCGGTCTCTACAGTCTTAGGTCCGCCAAGTGCATCACCAATCGCGTGCAAGATTCCTGATAGGTGACTTTTCACCTGTGTTTGAGCATTTGGAGCAGCCGCAGCCTCAGCCGCAGACCTTATCTGCTGTTGCTTTGCCAAAGAAGGTTGCGGCGTGGCTTTGGGAGCCAGATTTGCAGGCACAACTGGACCAGCCGTGTTTCCTCCAAGCAAAGCCGCAGGGTCTTGCCCTTGCCCCGGCGCTGGCTCAGCAGGCGCGGGAGGCGGCGTAGCCGTGGTAACCGGCGTAGGAGTTTTTATGATAGGGTCTTGCATTGATTCCAATGACATTTTAGTTTCCTTCCTTCGGCGCTTCTACGTCAGACAACGTAGACTCTTGGCTCAACTCTCGATCAGCCGCCCGGCCAAGATAATCCAGAACAACGAACTCTTTCTCGATGGAGTCACAACCGTATTTCTCGAACACCGTCAATACAGGGGTGTACTCAGGCCAACGCGAGAGATCACTAATCAGGCTCTTCAAACCACCAGCCCATGTGGAGAACATGCGAAGGTTTCCATTCGCCTCGCGCAACTTCCCCGGATTACGATACAAAAATGCCTCACTCCTTGGAATGAAAGCACCGTTCATTTCGGCCACGGCCAAGGCCACTAGCTCTAGCGTTTGCGCTGTCATACTTTCTTACCGTCCTTCAAAGAATTTTACACATACTTCGAGCCTGCGGCTACAGAGCTAACCGCACCAAGCGCCGCACCCCATGGCGCAAATGATTCTTGAGCAATTTCATTGTACGTTTGCCCCGCTGCTGCGCCACTTTGAGTTGCTGCGCCTGCTGCGCCAGTCGATCCTGAATACAACGATGGAATACTTTCAAGTCCTTGCGCCGCCATCTCGAAGTTCTGGAAGCCTTGTTCGTAATTCTGAATCAAGTTATTTTGTTGTGCAGTCGCAGTAGCTTCTGCGCCAGAGACGTTTGTTCCGGTTTGTAATTCTTTTACCGTACCTTGTGGTACATACTCATTTCCACCACCAAGCGCGTTAGTCTTCAAATTCGAGGCTTGCAAAGCATTCGCCGTGGCTTGTCCCTCAGTAGTAAGAGTGTTGGTATTAACAGCAGTTGCTTCTTCTGGCGACCAGCCTTTTTGACTTGGCCCGGCAGCGAAGATAGGCTCGAACTCGCTCTTAAACTCAGCAGCAAGAGCACTGGCCTGTCCAAACTCTTGTTCTGCCTGAGAGGTCAAAGTACCATAGTAGCTAGATTGAGCAGAGGCTAGTGCAGTTTGGCCAGACGGGGCACCACAACATCTTTCAACAGGGCCACTCCATTCATACCAAACGTCTTCAAGAACATTGCCTTGCCAGTCCCATGTAGTCTTAATGTGAATTTTCATTTTTATGCCTCTCACGAGCCTAACTTATTACAACTCTTTTCGCTGAATTTCCGTTGATCTAAATCCAAAACGACGTAGAAACCAAGAAAGCACTTTACTTTTGGTTTCATATACAAATGCTATGTAGCCTGCTTTTTTGAAAGCAGTCGCAAATTCTGGAATGTGCTGTTCAAATATTCTTCGGATGCGTTCTTTCTCAACGCCATTACAAAATTGAATGGTAATACGCATCTCTTTACAAAGATTGGCATAAAACACCACACCTTTGGAATCCTCAAATACAATACTTCGAGTATCAGGATTTGTAAAAATATCCAAAGAAAACGCAGAATCCTTGCTATGCACTTCGTCCTTGAGGATTTCCGCTTTAAGCAAAGCATAGTCCTCTGCCGTCAGTTTTCGGTACATGCCGTTGTCTCCTACCGCAAACTATGCAGATGCTTTGAAGATTTGTTTTGCGTGAGGATTTGTAATGCCAAGCGAAGCATCCAAAATCACTTTATGGTTACAGTCAATGCGAGTCCTCTCCGTAGACGGAACATCGCACAAGAGCAATTTTTCGGAACACATCTTTGCCAGATCAAGCCGGTTAGCCCAATACGCACAGAACGTGATCTCGTCTAACAACCTCCACTTCAACCAGTCCCCTTCGACGAAGAGAACATCGTGAGACAGCCTCAACGACAGAGCCTCAGAAGCAAACATCGTCGCTTCGTAATACCGGCGCTGCTTACGAAGAAACTGCAACAGACTTCCCAAAGCCTCAGCACGCCCCGGTCGAAATGCGTATGCACGAAGGTAAGCGTCGATCACTACGCCCGGCTGTTTGGCACCGCGTTCACAGATGCGGCCAATCTCCAACAGCGAGACGTAGACTTCTTCCTGAAACCCGCCCATCTGTACGCGCCGCTGATACTGCGCCTCGGCCTGCATGAGGCTGCCCGCGTCTCGCAAACACTGCGCGTAGTAGAACACCGACCGCGAATCTCCGGGGTTTTCCTTTAGGCTCTTTTCCAGCAAGGCGGCGTGGGCAAGCGAAACTTCCTTGCCGCTTCTCTCGGGATGCTCGTAAGCTTGACGCCAGCAATCTAGTCTCTCTCTGCGAAATAATCCGGCGCAATCTAAATACTCATGGCACGCACCCCGCCAACACCAAGGCAACCCTGCCCGCACGATAAGCATCCGCCAATATTCCAAATTCCGAAGACGAATAAGCGAGTCATAGCAATCAGCCTTCAAGTCTGGAATGCTGTGCTCTGCATGGTAACAAAGCTCTTCGTCAGCATCGAGTAAAAGAATGTAATCGTTTTTCTCGCACAATTCCTTAACTAGTTTCAGAGCTTCATTGCGAGCCTGAGAAAAATCTTGGAACGGAATCTCAATCAATTTGCCGGGTAAATCAGCCAACTCCATCCGAATAATGTCTTGCGTTCCGTCTGTAGAACCCGTGTCAACAATCGCATAGCCCTTAAGAATCGGCTTTACAGAATCAAGACAGCGTTTAATCGTAGAAGCACCATCTTTGACAATCATGTTTAGCCAG